GGGTATGCGCTGTTTAGTGTCACCAAAATGGAATAGAAGATTAATGTTTCGATAGGGAAAGTGGTTGCATTACCCATCGTGCTGAACATTGGAAGTACTACTAAAAGATTTTCAGCACCTAAGTGCATAGTAGTCTCTTTCATACTTACTAAATTCAACCCTGCATACCATGTAGAAGGAAAAGATAACTTTACCAACATACGTGCAACGGTATCTGACGCACTCCGCATATCAAATGTCGAGAGTTTGCCAGTCAGCGATCCTAACCACGCGAGGTAGTGATGATCAAACTGCGCAGAAACAATATCCACCCAAGGTCGTAGCTGTTCCGTCATCAGCGAGAGGTACCCTTGTTGAAAAAACATATTTAGGGTTGCTTCTACTGCGACGAGACGAGCGATACGACTATTCTTGGGTACACCGGAAGTTCTTGATGCTGTAACGACTTTGAACTTAGGCTTGGTACTAAAACGATTGTGCCAAGCGAGTGCGGCCGCAAAAAGCGGGTCGAACTCTTCATAAAGACGAAACAGCTGAATAGCTTCAGGCGTACCTGTTAAAGGGTACTTCCACTTGTCTTCTAAATCGGTGCTTGCAAACTTTAGGCCCAGGGTTACCCCTGTGCCGTGTCTGCAAGCTGAAAACAAGCCGTCTAACTCAAAATCTCCTAGTACTTGACCTAAAAACATTTTAATACGGTCAAGATCACGACTAAGAAAGTCGTCCCGAGTCCAGTTTTTAGTTACTTTTTTACGGTAATTAGAACTGTATCGAGTCATTAAGTCAATGTTGGCGTCCACGACGTGTTCCGATACATCAAGGAACATTTCGACGGCACGTTCAACTCTGGCTTCATGAGATGGTAAACTATCGGGAGACAGATCGAACTCAGACTTTCTGAGAAAATCCTCGATCTGGTTTTGAGCAAACACTTCGCTACCTGGTCGCTTTTTTAGAGCCAGGTGACGCATCTGCGGCACCGAACCAAGGTCAAGTTTAAGGGCTGTAGACATAGCATGTGCTATTCTACACGGATCAAAGAGCGTCTTGGGACCCATAATATAACTCCATCAGTAGATATTAAAATTGCTGCGTTGAAGATCTAGGCGTTGCTCTGGTTATCCCAGAAGGCGTCTAAATCAGAATCAACAAGTGCCATTGCCAGAAGGTAACGATTATTTTTTGCGCTCGGCGTCAGTAGTCTCCGGATCAAACCGAAGATACGCGCCCATTGCATTTTTCGTGTATT